AGGACGTCGCCTTCGTTCCGCGAGTACGCAGGGATGACAGAGGAAGATAAGAGGCACTACCAGGACGTTCTCAAGATGATGTTTTCGCGCAAAAGCGGGGACTGAAAATTGAGCGCAGCGCAGGCCCTGACGGGTTCCATTGCTTCCAGCCATGTCATCAAGTGGTTGCGGGCCTGGTACAGCGAAGGCATGCCTGACGCCATCGACTTGGAAATTGTCCGGCAGATGCTGCCGGACACGCCCTATGGGGCGGGTGTTCGGGAGATCAGGCCACCGGTGGAAATTCATAGCGACACGTTCGAAGGAATGCTGGCGCGCGATCCAGATGACCACGCGGTTTGGGGTATTGCCTACAACGGCAAGACTCGACGTGAGCGGCAACGCTTCACCATTGCCCATGAGTTGGGTCACTTCATCTTGCATCGTACTCAGCAACCAAGTTTCAACTGCGACAGCCAGAGCGTTCACACCGGCATCGATGGCCTTCGCCAGATTGAGCGAGAAGCAGACGAGTTCGCTGGCAACTTGCTGATGCCTGGTGATCTGCTGCGTGATTGGATATCGAACCAGCGCATCGATCTGCATGTCCTCAGCGCAATCGCCAAGCGGTTCCAGGTTTCATTCGAGGCGTTGTGCATTCGCTTCATCAAGTTCACCAAGCAGCGCGCAATCCTCGTCTATTGGGACAATGGCTTCGTGAAGTACGAATGGCGAAGCAGCAGCGCCGTCAGGACTCGGGCGCGCATCCGGCGGAATGGTGACCCACAGGAACCATTGCCTGGCACGTTGGCCGCTGATGCCAGCATCGACCAGGAGTGGGATGGCGCTGAAATGTCAGCGGCGATCTGGTGTCCGGAAGAGGCGACTCATATGAAGCTGTGGGAGTTCAAGCACAGCTACAGCGCACGTGACCGCATTCTCACGTTGCTTTTGCTCGAAGATGCCGAGCCTCGGTCATGGGATCGGTCATGGCAGGAGGGCGAGAGCTTCGACAGCTTTGACCAGTTCGTCTCGAACGGGCAGTTGCCGGTCAGATAAGTTGCGCCCAATGAATCACCTGACAACGCAATCACCCGCTGAAGATCTGCCGACTCAGCAGCGTGAGATTCAGCGAATGCTGGGCCGATGCCTACTCCGACTGCAGCAGTACGAACACCTGATCAAGGCCATCGTTGCGCACCACGAAATTGCTGGCCCTGCAAACTCCTTGGAATCGATTCGCGCTGAACGAGTTGCTGATACCGCGAGCAAGACTCTTGGCACGTTAGTTGGCCAGCTCATCGGATCCTATGTGGTTGCCGATGCAGCCGATGCTTCTACAGATCTCTCGGCCGGTGCATCCGACAATGTCATTTCATTCGGAATGCGGATGCAACTGAGCTTGTCTGCCGAGGACTATGCTCGGACAGAAACCGAACTCAAGGAACTCGTGCTGCTACGAAACAACCTAGTTCACCATTTTATTGATCAACACAACCTCTGGAGCGAGGATGGATGTCGTAGCGCCCATGATGCATTGGTCACGGCCTCCAGCCGCATCGATCAGCACTTCGAGCAACTGCGTGGGTGGGCTGAACATATGGAGCAGGCGCGTCAGTTAGCCGCCGAATTCGTTCAGTCAGATGCGTTCCATGACTTCGTCGTCAATGGCATTGCACCGGATGGGACTATAGAGTGGCCCGCCGCAGGAATTGTGCGCGCACTGCGAGAGGCTGCCGAAGAGTTGGCTATCGATGGATGGACGCCTGTCGCTGCAGCTGGCCGATGGATTGCCGAACGCCACCCCGATCAGCTGCCGGCCAAGTACGGGTGTAGCAGCTGGCGGCAGGTGGTTCATGAATCCCGCGTTTTTGAGCTGCGGTACCGCGAAGTAGATCGACAACGCGCTGCTTGGTATCGCCCGAAAAAGGCGTAGATCGTAGTCATTGCCAGGCATAGTCGGACACTCAGTCGCAGGGCTCCGCATAACTCCGCTAAAACACGTTACCCAGAGGTGCCTTCGTTCATAGCATGAGCAGCGTTTTCTTATGGAACGCCACCCATCATGAACGACATCGAACACACCTCCATCACTCCGAGTAATTCGGCGCCTCGGCACGCGCATGTAGAAATCGCCGACTTGCTGTCCGCAGCACTGCTGCGTCTGCGCGCCAGAAATTCACGATCAGACGATCAGAACAATTCAGGCCACAGAGAGCCGGTTTGTCTTGGCTTCTCCAGCCAACAGCGCGTGAATGCGAACCCCGATCAGCAAGAAGGAGTTCGCACATGACGACACACGCACCTCTGCCCGACACCGCAACCATATCGGCCCGAATCGCCCAGCTTCCTCTGTTACCGATGGACAGCCTCTGGGCGCTGTGGGATGAGCATTTTGACCAGCGGCCGAACCATCATCATCGCACCTGGCTGGAGAGTCGCTTGGCATACAAACTCCAGGAACGTGCCTACGGAGGCCTCAAAGTTTCGGTACGACGCAAACTTGAGAGCATCGGCGAAACTGGCGTGCTGCCCAAGAATCTGCAACGTGATGCCGATCGGCTACTGCCCGGCACCATATTGACGCGAACCTACGATGACATCGACCACCATGTGTTGGTGCGAGGCGTGCGCGATTTCGAATATCGGGGACAGCGCTTCACCAGCTTGAGCGCCATTGCCCGGGTAATCACGGGCAGTCCATGGTCGGGCCCCCTGTTCTTCGGACTCAAGTCACGTAACAAGAAGGAGGTCGTATGAGAACGATGCGTACCATGTCCGCGCCTTCGCAGCCGATCGTCCCAAAAAAGCGATGCGCCATCTATACGCGCAAATCCACTGACGAAGGTCTGGACCAGGAGTACAACAGTCTCGAAGCGCAACGAGACGCCGGCCTGGCATTCGTCGCCAGTCAGCGTCACGAAGGCTGGCTTGCTGTGGACGACGGCTACGACGACGGCGGTTACTCGGGAGGGAACTTGGATCGCCCTGGTCTCAAGCGCCTCATGGCAGATATCGAGGCCGGCAGAGTTGATATCGTCGTGGTTTACAAAATCGATCGTCTGACCCGCAGCTTGTCGGATTTTGCCAAGCTGGTGGACGTGTTCGATCGCAACGGCGTGTCCTTCGTTTCGGTCACCCAGCAGTTCAACACAACCACATCCATGGGGCGGCTGACGCTGAACATCTTGCTTTCCTTTGCTCAGTTTGAGAGAGAGGTCACTGGCGAGCGTATTCGCGACAAGATTGCCGCCAGCAAAGCCAAGGGGATGTGGATGGGCGGCATGCCCCCCTTGGGCTACGACGTCGTGGAGCGAAAGTTGGTGGTCAATGCCTCCGAAGCGAATTTGGTACGTGGCATCTTCCGCCGCTATGCCGAGCATGGATCGGCGGCGCAACTGGTTCGTGAACTGGCCATCGAAGGTCACACCACCAAGTCGTGGGTTACCCAGGGCGGACAGCATCGCCCGGGGCGCCCCATCGATCAGCAATATCTGTTCGCCATGCTGCGCAACCGCATCTACCTTGGCGAGATGGTCCACAAGGGGCAGAGTTTTCCGGGGCAGCACGAGGCCATCGTTCCTCAGGAGCTTTGGAATGCCGCGCACGCCTTTATCGACCGGCGGAAGCAGGGGCCACGTGAGCAACGCACGGAGCACCCGGCACTGCTGGCAGGTCTGCTTTTTGCGCCCGATGGGCAGCGCATGATTCATCACTTCACAAAGAAGAAAAACGGCCGACTCTATCGCTACTATGTCCCGTACTTGCACAAGCGGCGCAACGCCGGTGCCACATTGCTGCCCGGTACCGAAGATATCGGTGCCCTACCTGCCGCCGAGATCGAGGCCGCAGTCCTTGAACAAATCCACCTGGCGCTCCACTCACCGGAGATGCTCGTCGCCACGTGGCGTGCCTGCCAGAAACATCCCGCTGGCGCGGATCTCGACGAAGGGCATGTGCTGATCGCGATGCAACGAATCGGCGCGGTGTGGGAACAGCTCTTTCCGCTTGAGCAGCAACGTATCACTCAATTACTGATCGAGCGCATCCAAGTACACGGGCAAGGACTGGACATCCTTTGGCGCGAGGACGGGTGGATTGGGCTGGGGGCGGACATTGCGCAGCACCCTCTGGTCGAGGAGATGAAGGAATCCAGGGAGGAGGCATTCGCATGAGAACGACCATCAAACCTGCGATGAAAGCGAACAATCCCCGTCTGCGTAGCGTCCGAATCGATATCGGTGGCGATGCTCGCGACTACACCACCGGTCATCAGCGTGTGACGCTGGTGCCGCTGACCATCCGGCGTAAGCAGAACCGGAAAGTGATGATTCCGCCTCCTGGCGACGGCCCAGGCCAGGGCAACGGAGGGCATGATCTGCCAATGATCAAGATGTTGGGCAAGGCCTTCTACTGGCAGCGTCTGCTCGATGAGGGGCGCTATCCAACGGCGAACGATTTGGCTCGGTCATTGAAGCTCGAGCCTGGGTGGGTGGCAGAAGTCTTGCGCCTGACCACGTTGGCGCCGGACATCATCGAGTCGGTTCTCGAGGGGCGCCAGCCCCGTGATCTGAATCTCCATACGCTACGCGGCCGTCGCGACCAACTGCCTCGTGACTGGCAAGAGCAGCGCAAGGCGCTGGGGTTCGCGCATTAACCGTCCAACCCCGAAATTCTGACCCTGACGGCGAGCCATGTGCTCGCCGTTTTTGCGTCTACGGCCCGGCATTGGCGAACCAGAAGTTCCGTCGTGGTTCGCCATTCGGTCCCTCTTATGTTCGCCACCCGACGACTGAAATGAGGCCTGCAATTCCTCAACAACGTCATAGGAGGCTTACATGCCGACACCAGTCAGTAACACCCCTCAATCGCCCCACCGGCGATCAACAGCCTGGCTCCGGGCGACCGGCGGGTCTTGAACGAAAACGAGCTCGCGCAGCGCTGGGGTGTCAGCCCCAAGACCCTACAGCGTTGGCGCAGCGAAGGTCGCGGCCCCCGCTATCTCAAGCTGTCGAAGCGTGTCAGCTATCCCCTCGAGGCCGTCATCGACTTCGAATATAGCGCGCTGCACGACTCGACCTCTGAACGCGTGGCGCGGTGAAAGGGGCAGCGATGAACGATCTCATCATTTTCCCCGATCAGCTCACCGCAATGTCGGTGTCGCAATTGCAGGCGCTGCCACCGGCACACCTCGTCGAAGTTCAACGCAATCTCGTGCAATTGGCGGACTGGCTCAAGAAGGAGCAGGCCAAGGTGCATACCGCCATGCAGCAGCGATTCGAAGAACTGGAACGCGCTGCGCGTGCGGAAACCGGCAAGGACTTCGGCACGGTTCGCTTCAGTGATGGCCTGCTCAGCGTGTCGATCGACAAACCGAAACGCGTCAGTTGGGACCAGAAGCAATTGGCTGAGATTGCCAAGCGCATCGCCGCCTCTGGCGATCGCATCGAGGACTACCTCGACGTCGAGTTCAGCGTCCCTGAATCCCGCTTCAACAACTGGCCGACGTCACTGCGCGAGCAGTTCGAGGCTGCCCGCACCGTCAAACCCGGCAAGGCCATCTACGCCATTGACCTCGCTTCTGAGGAGTAACGCATGAATACCATCAATACCTCCACGCTGCGCAAACACGTCAGCTCACTCTTCGCCGAAAACCTGCCGGAGCAGATCCGCTACCGGGATCAGGACGGGCATGAAGTGGTCATCCCGACCCACACCGCGACCCTCGATGAACTGGCCTTCGCCATCCAGTTCGCCGCTGAGGAGCAGTCCCTTGCCAGTCGTCGCCGCTGCGCGCTGGACGATCTCTATGTCAATGCCCGCAAGGTCGGTGCGATCGGCTCGGATCGTCTGTCTGCGATCGACTGGAAGGAGTGATCATGACCATGCTTACTCCGTTTCAGTTCGAGTCGCACGCCCTCCGGGTACAGATCGATGATGCTGGCCAGCCATGGTTCAACGCCAATGACGTCTGTGCTGCCCTGGAATTAGCGAATCCCTCCGATGCTGTTTCCAAGCACGTCGATGCCGATGACCTCGCAAAACGCGAGGTCATCGATAGCCTTGGGCGGACCCAGCGCGCCAACCACGTCAATGAGTCTGGCCTTTACGCACTGATTCTCGGCAGCACCAAGGTGGCCGCGAAGAGGTTCAAGCGCTGGGTGACTAGCGAGGTCTTGCCGATCATTCGCAAGACCGGGAGCTACGCGGCTCCGGCCCTGGCCGCTTTGCCCGCGCCGACGCAGGATCGTGTCACGGCCCTGTTGTTGATCGGCGAGGCCGTTGCCAAGGTGCCGGGGGTTAAGGCCGGGATTGCCATGGCAGCGACGTTGACATGCATTCAGGAGAACACCGGGCTGACTGTCGAAACGATGCGTCGCGCGCTGCCCGTGGCCAACGAACCAATCTGTTCCCTCAATGCGACCCAGCTTGGCAAGTTGATCGGCATCTCCGCCAAGGCAACCAACCAGCGTCTGGCCAACTACGGTCTTCAGTTCCGCAATGATCGCGATGAATGGGAACTGACCGAGGCGGGCGAATCCTGGGCTGAAGCCTTGCCGTTCTCGCGCAATGGCCATAGCGGCTACCAGATCCTCTGGAATCCGGCGGTTGCCGAGCAGTTGAAGGAGGTGGCGTGATGGCTCTTCCCATCATTACCGCTGACCAGCGACTGCGCGAGAAGAAGGGCGTCAAGCTGGTGCTGCTCGGCAAGAGTGGCATCGGCAAGACCACCCAACTCAAGACGCTTCCCGAAGACACAACCTTGTTCGTCGATTTGGAAGCCGGTGATCTCGCGGTCAAGGATTGGCGAGGGGACTGTGTGCGCCCGACGACCTGGCCGGAGTTCCGTGATCTGGTGGTGTTTCTGGCAGGCCCGAACCCGGCATTGCCCGCCGAGGCGCCGTACTCGGATGCGCACTATCAGCATGTCTGTGAGCGTTATGGTGATCCGGCGCAGTTGGCGAAATACGACTGCTATTTCGTCGACAGCATCA